CTGCTACTGATCCGTCCATTACAATATTTCACTCCGCCCTCTGTGAAATACGTTCCTTGAAAAAATAATTAGGAACTAATCTACTCCGAACACTCCTGCCCATGTATTTCTGATCTGAACACGGCTTGGAATGCCTCTCCTTAAGAAAGAATTTTTCACGGCCGAAGCCGGAAGAACCCGAAATAGGTACTCAATGTACATACGAATTTCATCATAACAGTCATACCACCCTAACTCCAGCAATGAGAACATTTTCATCAATTCTTCATCCCCATTGAGGGGGCTAAGGCTCCATTTAACGCCAGTTAATATTCTATCCCTTTTATATCCCGGGGAAAAGAACACTTGTTTGCCCATTCTGAAAGCTTTAACGGTCGCTCCTAAAAAAGACATATTTACCGGTGTTTCCTGACATTTAAAAGTTCCTTTTTTCACACTCATCCCAAACTCCATGTAAACCGAATTAACGAATTTCTCTTCTTTTAACTTTGAAAATTTTTCTTTCAATCCTGCGAAGATATCGTCTCCATATAGATTCACTAGTTGGTCCACTATCTCGTCGTCTGTTGCTTCAGGGCATGCAGATATTAACAAGTATGCGGCTATTATTGAATGTGCCAGACAATTATTACTGGTAGTCATACCGTCTCCTGACATTTGAGACCACGGCCATTTAACTACTGTTCCGTCTGGTAGAAGAACCCGATGATTAACCACCTGATCCGTCACCCTTTTCGCGATGTCCTTTATTTCGTTCCACATGAGGGGCCCTACTGTTTTTTCCAGAGCTCTATTTCTCATAGCCATCACTAGGTTCAGGATTGGTAATTTCCGATCCCATCCACTTATGTCCCATTCCACGTGAAAATCTGATATTGTGTTCTTCACAAACCTATCAAATCCTCCTTCGTGCATGTTCATCCCATAGCGTATCCAGCCCGGTTGAAGTTGTTTCATTAATTCGTCTTGACCTCCGTACAAGAATTTTTCGTCCATCAACAACTCCAAAGGTGCCATTAAGAAAGTCCTTATTTTATCTTCATCCAATTCGGATTTACTCAAGAATTCTCTTTTTCCCGCTGTGACATAGGGGGGATATTCCGTTATTCCATCTCGACATTGCTGCCAAGATTCATAAAATTGGGGGCACCGAAGCACCTCCGCCTTCGTTCTGAAGTGGTAATATTTCCACCAGGCTCCCGGAACTGCTTCCTCAGTTATTTCCGGTTCGAATTGTACACCGGATCCAAAAATTGAACCCATTTGTCTTTCCGTAATTCGGATTGCCCGTTTCATTTTATCCTCACTCCAGGAAACCACCGGTTTATCGAACATTCGACCCAGTGATTTCCACACATTTCGCTCGTTAGCATTGACCCCATCATATCCTTGTTTTACTTCTATGGGTGTCCCGCCTGATTTCAAATACGCTTTGTACAAGTCAGACTCAATGTGAGAATTCGAAGACGTTTCCGCCAACTTCTGCCTATGGTACGTTGTATATAGATAAGTTGTATCTCCATAGGTCTTTTTTTGAGCGCTGTGATCAATTTGTGGCTTAGGGACCGCGCTCAGAGTCCTAAAGCCGATTATTCCC